GAAACGAATCATTTATCCTTTACTAAGATTAATCGAATACCACGTCAACACGGAAATCATCCCGGAGTTTGGAGTTGAGGGAGTCCGATACAAATACAAGATATTTGACATAGACGAAGAAACAAAGAAGTGGGGCCTATATAAGATGCAGACCGAATCGGATTTAAAGACAGTTAACGAAGTACGAAATGCTGAAGGACTAGACGAATTAGAAGGCGGAGACGAAACTGGCTCAATGCGTAACGACAGACAACAAGCAGAAGATAGAGCAGCATTCTCCGAGGAACCATTACAGCAAGAAAGTGATAAAATCAATAGAGATTCATCAGATAAACTAGACAACATGGCAAATAGAAAGGCATACTTAAAATTCAAATATGCCAAACGAACAGGGTCTCCAGGAAATTATGTTTATTGGTACAAGAACCCAAAGACCGGAAGATTGGAATCAGGAGACAAACCAAAAAAAACATCCAAAAGACCAATCGATTTAATAGAAAATAATGTTCCAGAATGGGATGAGTCATTAAATAACATCTTGTCAGCACTACCACCAAAGGACTATCAGGGATTAAAGGTTAATAAGTTTGTTTCAAATAGGAAGGCAGGAGGAGTAGCAATCGGTAAAGATGAAATACAAATAAAAGAAGATTATAAGAGCCTAGTTCTTCATGAGATTGGGCATACCGTTCAAGCTAAACATAAGAATGGAAGCGCTTGGTGGGGAGATTTGCCAGGTAAAAAAATAGGAGTTATGGCAAGTGATGAATATCAGAATGTACTAGAAACAACAAACAAAAGATTCGAGAAAGTAAGGAGTACCCAAGAATTTATTCACAACAATAAAAACGCAGACAATGAATGGGATTATGCACTTAAGGGAGGAATTCCAAATAAGAAGAATGGTGAGAACTTAATGAAGCAACACAAAACATATCTGGAATTTTTCGCAACAGCATACCAAAATTACTATGAAAAGCCACAGCACATGAAAAAATTCTTCCCAGAAGCATACAATTATTTTGATAGTAGAAAATTTGAGGATAATGGAGTCTCCCAAAAAGATGCAATCAGCACAGAGCACAAGATTATAGATTATTTTGACTGGAATATGAAGGACACAGAAACTAAAGCATCAACCACAGACTCACCAAACACACTAAGCCCAGGAGAAGAACTAAGTCCATCAGAGAAGAAGCTTAAAAAGAACATCACAGACCTCCTAAAGGTCAATAAAAAGAAGGTGTTCGAATTACTAGAAGAACAAGGCAAGCCTGAACAATTACTACAGATTAAGGGAATAGACGATTTGCCAAGAATCATTAAGAAGATATTTGAGATTTTCACATTCAAGAAGGTAGTTGATGAAGTGATCAGTTTTAAGTTTAACTTTGGATGGGAAGAATCAGAAAAACAAATCGATAAGAACGTTCCAATGAATAACAAGGCTTTGGAATTTCTCCAGGACCACACATTTGATAACATTAAGGACATGACCGAGGAGATATCAAATGACCTGAAGGCAGAGTTAAGCAGAGGAATCATTAATGGGGAAGGATTGGTTAAGTTAAAGGCCAGAGTCACAAAAGTATTTAATGTAGGAAATAACCGAGCCGAAATGATTGCTAGGACAGAGGTAAATAACGCTGAGAACCAGGGAAAATTATTATCAATGAAGGGCTCCGGATTAAAATACAAAAAGAAATGGGTATCTGCTCATGATGCAAGAACAAGTAATATCTGTAAAAGACTTGATGGTCAAACTGTTGGGTTAGATGAAAATTTTGTAGACAAAACAAGTGGATGGTCAGGACAAGCCCCAAGTGCCCATGTCAACTGCCGGAGTACTTTAATATTTATAGAAGATGAAGATTAGGAAGTTTTAAAAGGTTTAAGTTCGTGGTATCAATATGGCACCACCAAAAGGATTCACCCCATCTAATAAGATTAAAATTGATTTAAAACAAATGAAAATGTTTTATTATGAATATGGTTGGGATTATCGAAAAATAGCAGACTTCTTCGGGTTCAAATCAAAGTCAGCAATATATGACCGTTTTAAGAAATTAGGATTGAAATCAAGAACAAATACTGAGTTAAAAACAGGATTTAAACATTCAGAAGAAACAAAAGATAAAATTTCAAAGTCATTATGTAAAAATACCTCTCCATATATTTATCGTGGATATATGATGATTCGGGTTAAGAATAAATTTATCGAAGAACATAGAATTGTCTGGAAAAAACATAATGGAGAAATACCAAAGGGTCATGATATACATCATAAGGATTTCAATAAATTGAATAATAAAATAGAAAATCTGGAATGCTTAACACATGGGGAACACACTAGAATCCACAACTTAGTTAATAAATAATCCTTCTAAAATTTTGAAAGTAGATTTATAATAAAAAAAGAGTTAGACTGATTATGGATCAAGAAGCATCATTCACATTCACAACGCCGTTGAACCTGAATATTGTAACGAAAGCCGACGGTGAGCACCTATTTGTTAATGGGGATATTTCTACAAATGACATCGATTTTGTGAACGACATTATGACAAAGAATTGCCAGGAGAGTATGCAAAGACAAATCCTAGATCGGAACATGAAGCTAGACCTAGAGCACGAAGCATTCAAAGGAGAATCGCATGAAGAGAAGGAAATCAACAAGACCAAAATCCCAGCTGGAAAGATAATCGATGCAACGGTTAAGGAACTAGGAGAGGGAAGATTCTCAACAAGCGTCAAAGCAGAGATTAACCGGAACAACCCAAACTACAAATCAATCAAGGGAAACCTAGTAGAGAAATACTTGGATGCATTTAGTGTGGCCTTCTTAGCAACCGACATAAGCTACGAGCAGAGAGAAGGAAAGGCGATTCGAATGCTGAACGATGTTATTTTATTAAACGTAGCCTTAACAGGAAATCCATGCAACACAAAAGCCCAATTAACAGAAATCTCAACAAAATCAATGGACGCGCTAGAGGAATACAAGAAGAGAAAGAAAGCAGACCCAAGCGTAGCAAATCAGCTCGAGGTCAAGAGCAAATCAAATTCTACCAACCGAAAGGATGGTGATATAACTAAATTACACACAAAAAATTCTAAGATGACAGATGACGAAAACGAAGAAGAAACTGAAACCGACGAAGGCAGCGATGCTGGAGAAGGCGAAGGTTCGAATGACGTTGACAAGAAATCAGTAGAAGCGCTAAAATCTATTTCAAACGAATTGAAGTCTATGAACGAAAAGTACGACGCTGTTGTGAAAGATAATGTTTCTATGAAGGAAGCTCAATCAGAAATGAAAGAGAACCTTGCTAAGATTACAGATGCTTTAAAACAACCCGTACATAAGTCCTTGAACAACAATGAGAATGAACCAGATAAGAAAGCAGCTGAAGCTGATTTAAAATCTGTTGATCCTTTAGACCTTTGCTAAAATGGGACAAGCATTCACAGGAAGTGTAAGCGTTGATGATTTCGATTTTCAAGGCGCATACTTCGAGTCGTTCGCAAATCTTAAAAGCAAAACTAGATATTGGGACCCAGTAAGTGGAGAAGATTTGAGGCTTAAGGCCGACATGAAAGCTACCACTACTACACAGGGTGGACCAGGAACTGCAGGGTATGCAATGATTCCGGTCTATTTGTCTCCTTTGCTGATTGATCAGACAAGGAAGAGAACACCTTTGGTTGAGCTAATTCCTCGAGTGACAAACTTGGGAATGTATGCTGACTGGAACGAAATCACAGAAAAAGGTGCTGCGTTTACAGCACTAGAAGATGGTGCATTTGGAGAAGCGAACGATACAGTCGATCGTTATTCTACTGCAATCAAATTCCTTTATTCAGTTGGTCGAGTAACCGGACCGGCACGAGCAGCACAACCTGCGTTCGTATTGGAAGGTTTCCAGGGAACTGGTTCAGGGTTAGGTGGTAGTGCATTCGGAAACGTTGCAGCCTCTAACGCTATGCAATTAAGAGTTCTAACCGCGGCAAAAGCACTAAAGGAATTGGAAGAAAGTTTAATCGTTAATGGTGATGCATCCACAGACGCAACTGAGTTCTCAGGTATCGTAAAGTTACAGGGGACAGAGAACGTTGTAGATTTGGACGGCGCAGCATTGACATTTGATAGCATTGAAGAAGCATGCCAGAATTCATTTGATGACAGCGGAAACGTTAAGTTAGCAATTGGATCCAGTTCTGCAATAAGAGATGTGCGAAAGATTATATTGGACACGTACCGATATAACCCAAGCGACGTCCCTGAAGGAGTATTGCCATTCGGTGTACCAGCAGCAGTAGTGCTATGGACTATGGTCGGAGCAGTTCCACTGATTCCTTCACAGTACCTAAGCAACACTTCAGGTGCAAAACAGATTTACTTCCTTGATACAGATTACATCGAGATGAGGGTTTTGCAGGATACAACATACGAAGCGCTAGGTAAAACTAACGATTCGGATAAGTTCTATCTAAAGCAGTACCAATGTCTAGTGATGAAAAATCCAAAGTTCAACGCGTTTATTGACAATATATTGTAAATAACAATTTTATTTTTATTTTTTTATTTGAATATTCTCGGTCGGAGAATAAAAAAAACGACAAGTGCCAGAACAGGCATCCCAACTAAATCACACAGGAGGTAAAAAAAATAGCAGCAATAGATATAGATGATTGTACGGTAACAAACGACCCACAAGTTGGGTTTAATGTTTACAAGATAGTTACTCCAGCAACAGCTGACGACGGTGATACCATCGATATCAGTTCACTTGTGAGTATCTCAAAAATTGTGACAGCTTCAAGTTATGGAGCAACTGACGACTGGGAACCAATCCTAGTAATTACAGACGCGACAGGACTACTGATTCCAGGAGCAACTGATAACGAAGCAAGAACAATCTACGTAATGGGCCGTCTTTAGATTGCCGTTTTTGAATTAAAATGGTAGGACAAGGAATAGTAAGCGGAAACATGACTGGCGACCGAGTGTACAAAGACAAAGTTAAAGTTGAGGGAAATTTTAGTCGAAGTCCAGAGAGATATTATCTTGAATGGATGGGACGAAAGGTTGGTCTTAACGGAGATATTGATGCAGTGTACACAACTGAAATAGCTCGAGCAATTAGTACAGACTTCGAACTTTTGGGAGAAAATGCAGTTACAACTTGTAGTACGTATTCGGCAACGGACGCGGCTATGCTTTTGACAACAACTGCAGCAGACAACGACCAAGTGATTTTATTGCCACATCTAGACTCTGAATACACACCGTGGACAGGAGTTAAATGGGGAACTGAAAACCAAGTAATTTGGGAAGCAGCAATAAAAACACCGGCATCAGTAGCGACAATTCTATTCTGGGCAGGTTTGAAATTAACAAACACACCAGTAATAGCAACAGACTCAAATCAGGTATACTTCAGATATTCAACTGATGATACAGATGCAGGATGGGTAGTTGAAAGTTCAATTGGTGGCACAGACACAGCGAAAGCAAGTGGAGTGACATGCGCGGCAAGCACAGTTTATCGATTTAGAATTGAAATAGATTCAGACCGAAAAGCACATTGTTACATCAATGATAAATGTGTAGAAGTGACTACAGCTTTGACAAATGACGTGGATTTAATTCCATACATCGGAATGCAAAACCTGGGAGCAGGCGCTAGGATATTGACAGTTTACTACGAGAAAATTTCTCGAGTGTTATTCGAATAAAATGGCGAAAGAAATTAAACCAATCGAACAACAAAAGGAAGTTAAAGTAGCAGATGTTAAACCAGTCGAAGCAAAACTAGTTGAAAAACTCGTTGAAGCAAAGACAGAACAACCAAAAGTTGAACAATTTAAGAATGTTTCCAATAAGGGAATAAAGATTAAATTTGTAGATGGAAGGAAAGTCAAATGGTTAACAGTTAAGCCTGGAGAAGTAGTGACCGTATCAAGAAGAATCGCTCAAAGAAACAAACTTGTAAAAGTTGAATAAATACAAATTTTTATTTTTTTTATTTATTTTTCTTGTTTTAAGAAACAAGAGGTCGAGGGACCTTAAGTCAACTAAATGGAGAAACAAAGAAATGATAAAACAGCAAACAATAATTGCAACCGTAGCAACAGGCGCGACCGGAGCAACTGCAACAAGTGAACTGATTATTGGAGAAATCCTGAAGGTCGACATGGATGTGACTGGAGCTTCTATGGATATAAATTTGGATTCACTAGGCGAACAAAAAGCCCAAGCGATCCTGAATATAACCGGGAACACAGATACAACATATTATCCAAGAACACCAACAGTGGACAATGCAGGCGCAGCGAATAGTTTATACGCAGCAACATTCCCAGTACAGGTTCCATTCGTAGTTTACGGAAAGTTGAAGTTGACATTGGCCAATGCGGCAGCAACTGAGAAAGTAGCAATGACAATCACATACCGAGAATAAAATGGAATTCATCAATAGAGGTGGACCAGTTAAGATTCGAATCGGCGGAGTTAGGGATTGCCACTGGACCACAATCAACAAAGGAGAAAGCGTAGACCTACCAGCTAGGGCTGGAATTTCTTATGGGTTCTCCGTCAAAACGACTGAAGGACAAATTGGATCCAAGAAAGTCGAAACAAAACAAATCCAAAACACATTTCTAGAAGAATTAATAAAAATCAAAGGCATAGGTCGAAAGACGGCCCAGGACATTACAAAAATATTCCCTGCAAGAGAAGAACTAATAAAAACGATTCGGGCTAGTACCGATGAATATGCACTTCCATTCAGGGATGATATTGCTAAGATTTTGGAGGAGGACTATGGCTCCAAATAGAATGGCGGGGTGTGCGTTTGGAAAGGTGTCCAGGGAAAAGATAGAAAATCTTAAAACAGGGTTTGAGAAGGTCGAAAAGAAAATTGATGGCCTAGATACCAAAGTCACACAATTATTTAATCATCAATCGAACAGACTTCCAACATGGGCAACAATAGCATTATCATTTTTAACAATGTTGGTTGGAGCATTACTAGGAGTTATCGGAAGGGGGATATTCAATGGCTGAAGATGACGGAGACTTCGCAACTGTGGCTGAGGTTAGGCGTATTTGTGGAATTGCTGCAGCAGAGATAAGCGACACGGATGTTGGACTTATGATAGTGGACGCAGAGGCTAAGATTCCAAGATTTTTTAATACATATTTCAAACCGACAGAGGTAATCGAGATTAATGATGGGGAAGGAACTAGTAGGCATCACCTCGAAAAGAACCCCGTGTTGGGCGTGAGAGCCTTAAAAATCGATGGGACCACAGTGGATCCAGACGACTTGGAGCTTCAGAAGGAATCGGGTTATATTTTTTTAGGAACAGGGGCAGAAGTGCCAACATTTTCAAGCAAGCGTAATTCTGTCGTAGTCAAATATGTGTATGGCAGTGTCATACATTCACAGACAGTCAGCACAACATCCTCGGCGGCAACCATCGCAGGTACGGGGGTCTCAGTCTCCGTTGCAAGCGAAACGGGATTCGCTGAGAATGATTGGGTTGAAATTTTAGGAATGGACGGATACCGAGAAGCGGCAAAGATAACTGCAACAGGAGTAGGAAGCATAACACTCGACCAATTAGTTTTAACACATGAGTCCGGGAGCAGCATTGTGAAATTAGAAGTAGAGCACATCTTCATCGAATTAATGAATACGGTTTGCGCAATTGCGTGCGTTGCAAGAATTATCGGACAATCCTACACAGACATCGTAGGCTACACATTAGCAGAGATGCATGTCCAGAAGGGGGAACCTTATACACAATGGAGGGAAACGGCCAATCAATTAATCAGACTGAGAGAAGATATTATGTCCAGGATTAGCATAAGGCCCGCAATATTCTAATGAAGAAATTAATAATTTTTATGTTTATTTTGCTTATAGGCTTCACAACTGCAGCAGATTTCACACCACAGGGGAATATTAACATGAGAGGAATCTACAACATGACAGGGGCGCCATTTGTTAATGCAACATTATTCTACGGAAACGGAAGCCAATTGATAGGAATCTCTGCAAGCGGAGGAGGTGACGGAAACGCCTCGAGCATTTGCGCGGATGGAACCTTTTTGAATGGGGATGGAACGTGTGATGCCGGTTATTTAGATGCGGATGGGGTTGACGATTACGAGGCAGATACGAACACCCAACTCTCAGGAGCCCAAGTGATTGCATTGGTAGGGAACTGGACTCTAGACAAAGCGAGTTATTACACTTCAACGATCGTGGACACATTAATCTCAAGCGTAGGAAACTGGTCAGCAGATAAAGCAGGATACTGGGACACAGCAAACGACCTAGATACAGTAATCTCAACCGATGAGATAACAGAGCTCAAAATTGATTTTAACACAGCGTGCGGAGCCGGAAGCCATTTGTACGTGTCCGGGAATAATTTGGCATGTGAAGCAGATGACGACACAACATACTCAGCTTTATCAGAATTCTCAGATGACATCGGAGTGAGCGCGGACTGGGATGCAATTGGGGACGTCCCAACAGCAACACCAAGCAATGGAGATACAACTCACCTAAGCACAGCAGACCAAATCTACGACTGGGTGATTGGATTGGGGTACGCGACCACAAGCTGGGTAAACACTCAACTAGGAAATTATTATTTGAAAACCGCAATTGATACCCAGGGGGAAGTAGAGACGATTTGGGGAACAACATTGGCAACAGATGGGGAATTGAGCTCAGGACTTGCAGGACAAGATGCATGCTCAGAAATATCAGGATGCGTTGTTGGTGCGATTACCTCCTATAGTGAAACCGATCCTTTATGGACCGCAAACTTTTCATTATACAACACAAGTTGGTCAACAGACACAGACACAAACACTCAGCTAAGCCAGGAGAATGTTCAGGATTATGCAGGAGCAATGGCAGGGAGTTATTTAGTTTATACGGATGGAAGTAATGATTTGAGTGTTACGGATTCATGGTATAATTCATTAGCAGAATTACAAACAGCAGTCTCAAGTGACTTTCATAATTTAGGAGGCTCAGACGCGAATACCCAATTGTCCCAAGAAAACGTTGAGGATTACGCCGGCGGAATGTCCTCAGGAACAGAAACAAGAATCTCATTCACTTACAATGATGGGACTGGAAACTTCGACTTAGTTGTCGATGATATGAACGATGACAATCCAGAAGCAGGAGATGTTTTATGGAGTGATTTGACAGACCAGGGGACATTCACAGATACTAAATATTGCACTTACGCAAGCGGAACCGGATACATTAGTTGTACATCAGAAGGCGGAGTAAGTACGACTTATTATGCAGGAACAGGGCTAGACCTTAACGGATCGGATTATTTTGAAATAGAAGAAGCATTCAGGATGCCTCAGGGTTGTAATAACGGAGAGATAGCAGAATACAACACCACAAGCTCAGGATGGGATTGCGCAGTTGACAACTCGGCAGCAAGTGGAATGGCAAGTTGGGTGTTAGCATCTTCAGACACAGCAGGAAGCGAATCAATCACAGATGGGGAAACTGTCACAATCGATTCAGGAACCGGGATAACAGCCACTCGAAGTACGAATACGGTGACAATTACAAATACGGTAACGGACACGACATGCGATGACGGATCCTGCAACGTGACAAATACTGGGACCTTAGACGGATACGAAGCAGCAGCTCTTCTAGACAACACAGACACTCAATTGACTGAAGAAGAGGTTGAGGATTTTGTTGGGGGAATGCTAGGCGGAACAGAAACTCACATAGCCGTAACTTATGAGGACGGAACAAACGACATCGACTTCGTGGTAAGTGACGACTGGTATAATTCAATAGCAGACATCCCAACTGCAACTCCATCAAACGGAGATACAACTCACGTCTCAACAGCAGACCAAATATTCGATTACATTGCAAGCCTCGCACATTTAGTAGCTGGAGATTTGGCAAACTACTGGGATGCGACAACAGACCTCGACACGGTAATTGCAACGGATGAGATAACAGAATTAAAGATAGACTTCAACACGGCATGCGCTGCAGGAAATCATCTCTATGTAAGCGGAAACAATCTCGCATGCGAGGCAGATGACGATTCAACATACCTTGGGGGGAACGCAATAACACTCTCAACATCCACATTCAACTTCGATGGCGGAGCAAGTCCAGGGGGAGAATTAGGAGGCACGTGGGCAAGTCCAACGCTTGACAATGATGCGCTAGATGACCAATACTACGATTCAGAAGCAGACCTAACAACACTCCTAGATAACAACTACGAACCAATCAGCGCTCACTTCGACGCGTCAACAACAACCAACATCACATGTGTTAACTCAGCTTGCGATTGGTACACTAACGCAACAGACAGTTGCATGTACTGGCCTAGCGGAGGGAAGGATTGCGGGGCATAAGGTGAAATGGCAAAACGAATTTATACTGAGACGATTAAGAGATGGTTGATTGCAGCCGGAGTAGCAGCCGGAACTCTAGTTGGTGGAATTTTTCTTTATTTGAGTATGATGGGAGCAATCACAATCACAGGCCACTCAGGCGACCAAATATGTGACGGAACGATTGAGGACCCTTGCTATGCTTATTTGAACTTTACAGCCAATGAGGATATTTTTGTTTATCCCAATGGTTACGATCCGTGGGGCCGGGAATCCATTATGGAGTTCGATCCAGCAATCAAGTCCTGGAGACTAGAGAGAAGTTGGGGAAAGGGGTGGAGAGAAATGTCACTAGACAAAACCTGCACAGGAACATGGTGTGGAGCTCCAAATAACAAAGGAGTAGCTTATTCTTACGCTCTCAGGAGCGGCAGGGACTATCAATTCAGGATTGTGGCGTTCAAGCACAGACCAAGCCAAACAATCAAGTGGGGAGCTTTTGACGGCCAGGTGGACCCATACTGGAACGGAACCGATGTGGAAACTTCTGTGGATATTCAAAATTATTATACTTCTTCAACAGAAACACATTGTATTGGAGATATTTGTAACAAAGTTATTTATTCTGGATTAACATTTTATGATGATGGTACAGGGTACAAAAAGATAGATACTTCTTTTATCCCATACAATGTTGATGGGTATGATTACCATTTGAATTATTCTATTTATGATTTCAGAATAAAAACAAATTCTAACTGGGGAGATGGAACTCAGTATTGTGTGAATGATCACGGTGTAGAACGGTGTTTAATCTATCAATCACAAGATTATTCTTTTAGGGATGAGAATGGCGCACAAGATTATATCTCAAGCATACAAAACTCTCAGGCATTATTTGAAAAGAATACGGCAACGTATCAAGATGTATATCCAAATGTAGATTTGACAATGATTGCAAATGGTGAAATGCTTAAGGAATTATATACTATTAATAGCAACCCAGGAGAACCAGCGAGTTATCTTAGAAATGATATAACTTTAGATTTTGGAGGATATATTAAATTTGGAGATTTAGAGATATATTCAAATGGTGAATCTCAATCTGGAAATTCTTTTGTGACAGATGGCAAGATAGAATTTAAAAATAGCAATAATAAAACATTATTTTATTTGCCAAAACCAATAGCTTACGATTCAAACGAAAGCTTTATTAATCTTCAGTATGAAGTTAAGATAAGTGGAAACCAGATTTGGTTTTATGTTAGGACTCCAGTCTCTTTTTTTGAAGATGCAATTTATCCAATTTATATTGATCCAACAATACAATTACAAGATGCAGATACAGAAAATTTAGAGGATGCTTATGTCCGTGATGATGCTTACGCAGATACGAATTATGGAACCGCTACGATATTGCGTACTGATATTGGAGGGGCAAATGAAGATTATCGTACTTATATAAAATTTAATACATCAGATGTTCCAAGCGGAGCAACGATTAGCCATTCTGGTTTAAATATTTATAAAACTTCTGGATATACAAATGGATCAAGTCTTAA